TCGGAAGGTCGAACCCTCGATCACTGAATCCGAGATCGCTCGGCATTTGCGCCATGCGCGACCATGAAGCGATCCAATCCCAGAACGCTTCGACCCCGTGCCGCTTGAGTCGCCATTCCTGCGACGCGGTATATGTATCGTTGATGAAGAACTTCGATAGCATCTCCTTCGATGTCATGACCCCGCAAAATTCTGCGTGGTTGCCGAGTTCCATGTGATCGTTCGGCGCCGGCGTAGCGGTTGCCGACAAGCGAAACCGGTGATGCTGGAAGGATGCGATCAGGGCGCGTGTCGTCTTGCCAGTAAAGCTCTTTAGGATCGACGATTCGTCAAGGGAGACGGCACCGAAGAAGTCAACATCGATGCGATCGAGCCGATCGTAGTTGCAGATATTGATTCCTTCTCCGGCATCGGATTGCTCACGTATGACGCGCACGTCATATCCCCATCGGCGGCCTTCGGCTTCAAATTGCCGCGCCACTGCCAGAGGGGTGAGAATCAACGCCTTGCCGTTCGTCGCTGCGGCGGCCTGGCGCGACCACTCAAGCTCGCATGCGGTCTTGCCGAGTCCTGTATCGAGAAATAGCCCGCCGCTACCGCAACGGAGCAGAAATTCGGTGCACGCCGATTGGTGACCGAATAGATGCGGCGGCATCGCCCCAGGCTCGATACCAAGCATCCGCGGCGCCGGATTCTTCGCGGCTAGAAACTCCGCGTAGCTTTTCAGAGCAGCCGGGTGGGTCATCCGATCCGCTCCATCATCCGCACCGTCTGGCGGAACGCGGCGACGTTGGCGGCGAGCGCTGCGGTATTGCAGCGGAGCTTTCGCTCGATGCTCACGTCCTGATTCGCGGCCATGAGGTAGAGCTGCACGGCGGCCCGGTAATCGGCGCGCTGCTCGGCGCGGACGGCGGCGTCTTCGAGTTGTTCGAAGGTCATCGGGATCCCCCTTGTGGTTCGCGCTCATCGGTGGCGCGCGATTGGAGTAAAGCATAGCTTTATTTCAAGGTCAAGCACAGATTGAGGCTCCGGGCGTGCAAACCCGCGCGCAGGGCGTCGAGAACGCGGTCTTTCCGAATTCCGGTGGCGCTCATGATCGCGGGATTATTCAACGGAGGCTTTACCTTTCAAACAATCCGGACTTGATCGTCAGATCAAGTCGTGCTTTACTACGCGCATGGACGACACCCCTATCCGGAAAGCCATTCGCTCCGCGGGCGGCCTCTCGGCCCTCGCCGCGCGCCTCAACATCTCGAAGCAGGCGGTGAATCGCTGGTGCCACACAAAGATCCCCGCCGAGCGGGTGCTCGAGGTGGAGCTCGCCACCGCGCATCAGGTCTCGCGCTACGAGCTGCGGCCCGACATCTACGGCGAGCCACCCGACTGATCCCCCACCGCGCGCACGGAAGAACACCAACAACGAAGGCGAGGGGAGTCGCAAGTGGCGGAGAAGCACACCGAGGAAGTCAAGGTCCGCGTCACGCTGGAGATGCGTGATCTCATCAACCGCACCGCCATCGCGCAAGACCGCGCGCCCAGCGAGCTGGTGCGGCACATCCTATCGGTCTACTTCTACGGTCATGCGCGCACGCTCGCACAGGGCGCGGCGCAGCAGGAAGGCCCGAATGTTCCCTGAGTCGGACCACGAAATTTTCGCTGCGGAGGGGGTGCGCGTGTTCAAGGATGCTCTGAAGGCGGCGCGCGAGGGCGCCTCGTACGTGCTCTGGCGCCGCCAGACGATCCACGGGCCGGTGATGGCGGTGCTCGACGGCGACCGGATCTGCTGCATCGACGCCGGCAGCCAGCGGGCCCGCAAGATGCTCGTGCAATGCCCCAGCGCCGTCGCGGGCGTCTACGGCACGGATGCAAAGCGCGAGCAGATTATCGACGATCTGCTGATCGTTCTTCGGACACGATGAGAACAATCGCGCGCTGGCTCTGGCTGTTCGACTACCTGCGCGCCGAGCGCAGGCATTGGCGCAACGGGCGATTTCGAGCGTAGCTTTCCCGCATGACGGCGCTCGACCAGGCCATCGCTCAGATGATGGCGGCGGGTATGCCGCCGTTTCCTCCGGGCCATCCGCGTCTCAACACCGACCGGGTGCAGCGTTACGGCCCCAAGAGCAAGCGCGCGTGGTATCGCCTCTTCGAGCACGTTGGCAAGAACGGACAGAGCTACGTCAGCGGCGCATACGGTGAATGGGGCGCGCTCGATAAGCAGACGATCGAGACGGACTGGCGAGGTCTCAGCGATTCCGAGCGGCAGCGAATGCGCACGGAACAGGCCGCAGCAGAGGCGCGCGAGAAGGAGAAGCGCGACTTCAGAGCGGGCGCCGCAGCCAAGCGCGCAAGCTATCAGTGGCGCGTGGCGGAGGCGCCGCGCGAGCATCCATATCTCGCGGCAAAGGGCATCAGCGCCGAGGGCGTGCGGGTCGATCGCGACGGCACGCTGCTGATTCCGATGTATTCGCTCGCCGCGGCGAAGCCCAAGCTCGTCGGCCTGCAGAAGATATTCTCGGACGGGCGCAAACGTTACAGCGCCGGCATGGCCAAGGAGGGCGCCTGCACGGCGCTCGGCAAGCCGGAGGATGGCGAGCCGATCTTCGTGGCCGAGGGTTATGCGACGGCACGCTCGATCCGGATCGCAACGGGAGAAAAGCATGCGGTGGTGGTGGCCTTCGACGCCGGAGGCCTGCTCACAGTGGCCCGTGCGCTCCGCGCGCGCTTCCGACGTTCGCGCATCGTCTTCTGTGCGGACGACGACTGGCGCACGGATGGCAACCCCGGACGCACCAAGGCATCGCAGGCGCAAGCGATCATTGGCGACGCTGCGTGCGTCTGGCCGGTGTTCGCCGGCGAGCGCGATGACAAGTGGACCGACTTTAACGATCTCGCAGCGGCCGAGGGGCTCGAGCTTGTGCGCGCCCAGGTGCTCGCCGGCCTGGCGCCGCGCGCCGAAAGCATTTCCACCCCAATCCAGGCTGACGCCGAGGACTGGGACGAGTTCCGGCGGAAACGCCTTTTCTGGTCGGGTCGGGGCCCAGAGGCGTCGCGGGAGAACGTCGCGCTGATCCTGCAGAATCATCCGGATTGGCGGGGCGTGCTCGCCCTCGACGAGTTTTCCAATGCGGTCGTGAAGCGCCGCAGCCCTCCGCTTACAGGTAGCGGAGTGGGCGAATGGACCGAGGAGGACGACCTATCGCTGGGCATGTGGCTGCGGAGCTCGCCGGACCTCGGCCTCTCCATGCGCGCCATCGACCAGATCAGCGCCGGCGTGCTCATGGCGGCGAACGCCGCGAAGTTCCATCCGGTACGCGAGTATCTCGACGCCCAGGCGTGGGACGGCGTCGACCGGCTCGACGATTGGCTCGCCGACTTCCTCGGCGTTGAGCGGTCGACCTATTCTGCGCTCGTCGGCCGATTTTTCTTCGTTGGGCTGGTGGCGCGCGTGTTCCGCCCCGGCTGCATGATGCGCTCGGTCCTCATCCTCGAGGGCGATCAGAATAAGGGCAAGAGCACGGCGCTCCGCACGATCGGCGGCGAATGGTTCAGCGATACGCCGTTCATCGTCGGTGACAAGGACTCATACCAGAGCCTCCGCGGGAAACTGTTGTATGAGATCTCTGAGCTGGACAGCTTCGGGCGGGCCGAGGCGACGCGCGTGAAGGCGTTCGTATCGAGCACCAAGGACACCTACCGCGCGAGCTACGACCGCCGCGCGAAGGACTGGCCGAGGCAATGCGTCTTCGCGGCCACAACGAACCAGCACGAGTACCTCAAGGACTCGACCGGAGGCACTCGGTTTCACCCCGTCGCAACGGGCGACATCGACATCGATGGCATCGCCAACGCACGGAACCAGCTCTTTGCGGAAGCCGTTCACCGCTTCAGATCCGGAGAGCGCTGGCACGCGACGCCCGACGAGGAACGCGCGCACTTCCACGACGAGCAGCAGCTCCGCGAGATCGAGGATCCGTGGTTTAGCGAGGTCGCGACCCACGTCGACAAGCTCACCGCCAACAGCATTACGGTCGTCGATCTGTTGCGCGATGCCCTGGCGGTCGAGATGAGCAAGGTCGACAACGCGCGCGGGATGGCGATGCGCGTCTCAGGCATCATGCGCCGGCTCGGCTGGCACAAGCGCCGCAAGTCCGGTGAGGACCGCGGCTATTTCTACGAGCGTCCGCATCGCACGCCTGCGCCGGCGGTCACCGAGGAGAGGGCGGATGGCGTTCCGTTCTAGCGCTCGTTGCGATCCGTCCAACCTGCTAGCGAGGTTGGGCGAAGGTTGGACGGAAAAAGCCTCGCTGATTCCGAGACTTGTCCAACCTCCCAACCTGCCCAACCTGTTTTAGATTCCTTCCGCGTGATGATCATGAGTCGCTGACAAGCGACTCAGCATCGACTCATGATCCTCGCGCGCGCGCGCGCGCGTGCAGGTTGGACGAGGTTGGACGGTTGGACGGAAGTAGGGTGATTGAAGCGATGGATGCAAGAGAAGCAGCGGAGAGGAACCGCCAACGCTGCCCTCTGGTGGCCGCGATCGTCGACGCATTCAGGGCTGAGTTCGGCCCGGGCGTTTCGGTGGTGTGGGCGGTAGAGGGCGACGTGGAGCTGGGATGCAGGCCGGAGGCTATCAACAAAAGTTGATAGCGCTATTGCGCGCAGCGCGATTGTGCGAATAATGGGTTGCCATGCGCGAGCGTGGCTTCCTCCTTGGTTGCGATTTGCCCGACGGTGACTCCCCTCTCCGTCGGGCTTTTTCTTGTCGCATCCAGCGAGGCCATCCCAATCTCCTCCGAGCGACTCGCCACGCTCGCGCAAACTTTCTCGGGTCCTTCCCGGAAAAAATCGTATGCGCACAAACAAGGCGCGAACGAAAGCTAGTGGCAGGGGAATTCGGTGAGTTGACCGCGAGGGCGGTGAATTGACCGAAGCGGTCGTCAACTCGGGCGCGCATGTGTCGCAGGTCGAGTATGCGCGCCTGCGAGGGGTCAGCAAGCAGCGCGTCAATGCGCTGGTGCGCCAGGGCCGGATCGCGCTGCGTGAAGACGGTTCGGTCGACGTCGAGGCCTCCGATGCGATGCTCGAGGCGACCCTCGACCGCAGCAAGGCGCATCGCGATCGGCAGATCGCCGGAGCGGCAGGCCAGTCGAGTTTGATCTCTGAGACCGAGACCGAAGCGCGGACTGAAAGATCGGCGCCCGGAAACGGCCAGCAGTCTTCTGGGCACCATCCGGCGACCTCCGATGTCCAGTCGACCAACTCGGCGGCGGACTACTGGGAGCACAAGGCCCGGAGGGAGCGCATCGAGGCGGACCGCGCGGAGCTCGCCCTCGCCAAGCAGCGCGGGGAACTCGCAGACATCGCGGAGGTGAGACGGCTACAGCGTGAGGTCTATTCGAAGGCCGCGACGTCGCTCATGCAGATCCCGGCCCGGATCGCGCCGGTGTGTGTCGCCCTCGACGCAGCGGCCATCGAGAAGGCCATGCACGACGAGATCGAGAGGGTGCTGCTCTCGATCGCGCAGAACCTCGAGTCGGCTCAATGAGCGGCGCCGTCGCAGATCTCGTGCGCAATGCCGGGGCCGTGATGCCGGCCACTGCGGAGGGCCTGCGCGCCGCCCTTGTTCCGTCGCTGAAGGTTTCAGCCTGGGCGGATCAGTACCGGGTGCTCTCGAAGTCGGCATCGGCCGAACCGGGCCGCTGGAGCACGGATCGGACGCCCTACCTGCGCGAGATCATGGATACGCTCTCGCCGCTCTGCCCGATCCAGACCGTCGTGTTCCAGAAGTCGACGCAGGTCGGCGGGACGGAGACCGGCCTCAACTGGCTTGGCTCGATCATCCATCAGGGACTCGGGCCGACGATGCTGGTGCTGCCGACGTCGAACGCGGCGAAGAAGGCCTCGAAGACTCGCGTTGGACCGATGATCGCGGACACGAAGGAGCTGGCGAAGCGCGTGCGCGAGGCCCGCTCACGCGACTCCGGAAACACGACGCTCCTTAAGGAATTCGACGGCGGCGTGCTGATCTTCGCCGGTGCAAACAGCGCAACCGAGCTGAAGTCGAGTCCGGTGCGGAACTTGATGATGGACGAGATCGAGGAATATCCGTCCGACACCGACGGCCAGGGCGACCCGGAGGAGCTCGCCGAGAAGCGCACCGATACCTTCGCGCATCGGAAGATCTTCAAGGTCTCGACGCCGACGATCACGGACGGACGCATCGATCGCGCCTACAAGGCGAGCGACCAGCGCGTCTACCTCGTCCCATGCCCGCACTGCCATTACGAGCAGGAGCTGCGCTTCGATCAACTGCGCTGGGAGACGAGAAAACGCTGGGAGCGCGTCGACGCCGAGACCGGAGAAGTCATCGCGGCCGATGAAGACGAGATCGGTGCGGTTGAGCACGACACCGGCGAGCTCGTCTCGGTGTGGTATGAATGCGCCGATTGCGCGGGCGCGATTTACGAGCATGCCAAGACGGCGATGCTCAATGCGGGGCGCTGGGAAGCGCGCAATCCAGGCCCGGATCGCGCCGCCGGGTTTCGAATCAGCGCGCTCTATAGCCCGATTGGATGGTTCGGATGGCGGAAAATCGTCCTCGCCTGGCTGAAGGCGGAAAAGGACGTCTCCGGGCAGCTCCGAAAGACCTTCACCAATACGATCTTGGGGCAAGCCTATGAAGAGCCCGGCGAGAGCATCGACGAGCATTTCCTGAAGCGCCGCATCGAAGCGTGGCGCGTTGGTGAAACCATCCCGGCCGGAGCGCTGGTGCTGGCCGGAGGATGCGACGTTCAGCATAACCGGCTCGAGCTCCGCGTTTGGGGCTATGGGCGCAATCAAGAGACGTGGCTCGTCGATCGGCACGTCATCTTCGGATCGCCTGCTGCGGACGAGACCTGGCGCGCATTGGAGCAACTCCTAGAGAAAGCATGGCCGCATGAGCTCGGCGGGAAGCTCCGCATGGGCGCGCTTGCCATCGACGCATCGGACGGCGTGACAACGCACTTCGTCCGCGCGTTTGCGCGCAAATGGTCACCGACGAGGCGCGTAATTGCGGTGAAGGGGCAGGCCGTGCAGGGCAAGCCGCTCATCGGCAAGCCCACGGAGCAGGACGTTTCCTGGCGCGGAAAGATCATCAAGGGCGGCGTCAAGCTCTGGCCGATGGGCTCCGACACCGGCAAGGCCGCGTTCTATGCTCGCCTGCGAATCGAAGAGCCGGGACCAGGCTTCGTGCATCTTCCGACAGGACTTCCTGACGAAACCTTCGCGCAACTCACGGCAGAGAAGCTCGTCACGCGGCTGATCAGAGGGCACCCGAAGCGCGAATGGCACCTCCCCGCAGGAAAGCGGAATGAGGATCTCGACTGTCGAGTGATGGCCGATGCCGCAGCGGAATACTGGGGGATCCGACATGCGCCATGGGACAAGATCGAGGCCGGCCTGCGCGTGAGCACGCCCGATCTGTTCGTCACAGCGGACGAGGCCAAGAGCGCGGCAGATCCAGAAGTTTCCGGCGCGGCGCCTGCTGCGCGTGCGGGCCGCGTTCCGCCGATCAAGGCACGGCGCGGTTGGGCGCAAGGATGGAGGGGATGACGAATGCCGCGCGCCATGAATTCGGCGATGGATTCGTAATCGGTGACACCGATGCCAACATTCGGAAACTGCTGGACGTATGCGATCCCGAAATGGTGGCGCGACGGCGGCTATATCGTCGTGCGTCGCAGCGGCTTCATGCGCGTCCCGCATGTCCTCTGGGTGCGGTCTCTCGACGGCGTCGAGTTCCACGAGTTCACGCCTATCAGCCCGAAGTTCAGAGGGCTCTCCGGCTTCGCCCGAGCGTTCTTCCATCGCGGCTTCGTCAGGACCATCACGGAGAGCGGAGATTGGGGGCGTGCGCCTGGAGTGCCATGGGACGTGGCGATGATCGTGTACTTCGTCGGGTGCGGAGCGCTCATGCCGTTTTTGTTTGTCGCGCTGATGCTCGCGATCGTCTACTGATCGATGCGATGCGAGATCGGTGAAGACCGAATGGCGGCCATACATGGATATGAAGTGACGGTGCAGATCGCCTCGGCGGGAGGAAAGGCAGCCGTGCGCATTCCCGCGCGAGGGACCGCGGACGAAGAGGCGCTCGCTCGCGCAGTGAGGAGCTACGCGCAGGCGCTCGCCGACCTGCGCCGCAATGCAAAACCGCGGACGCCCGATTTGCGCCCGTGGTGGACGCGATAACAAGAAAACCCGACAACGTTAGGAGAATCACATGGCATCTGCAATCCCGACCTCATCGCAAACCCCGTCGCAGACGTGCAACACCGACATCTTCAGCCTGGTGCGGCGGATCAACCGCTTCATCGTGGAAGTGCTCAAGAGCCAGTCCTCCGGCATCTCGCAGACGATGCCGTTCGACGTCGCGCGCGTGAAGAGCTACACCGCGAGCCTGCGGAGCTTCATTGCATGGATCGTGGCGCAGCCGCTGCTCGACCTCCCGGAGACCGGGCCGCAGTGGATCAACCTTCCGAAGAGCCCGGAAATCCCGAACATGGAGAACGAGAGCGCGTATGACATCTGCGTCCTCTTCGAGCTGCTGCGCGACGAGCTCGCGAACAGCCAGAGCGCGCGGCTCTCGACCAACATGATGCAGTTCGACCACAACCGGGCGCAGGCGCTGATCCAGAAGATCGACAACCTCGTCGACCAATACATCGCCATTGCCGAGCCGCTCGATCTGCCTGAGTCGAGCCCGTCGCAACTGATGACCGGACCGGGTTCGCAGGGAATCTGACGAGCACCCGCGTTCTTCCGAGCGCCCGCGTGATGCGGGCGCTCCAGAGAGCAGGGCTTAACAGGAGCGGCCACGATGGCATTGACGAGCGAACAATACGCGCTGCTGCAAGCGGAGATTCTTGCCGATCCGGTGCTTTCCGCAAAGCCGGCGAACAGCGACGGCGCCTATGACATTGCCGCAGCCATGAACCTGGCGGCGTCGCCGGATTTCATCGTCTGGAAGACGGCGGTCGACCAGGAAACGATCACGCAGAACGGCTTCGACTGGGTACGGGTGGACAACCTATCTGTCGGCAAGGCGCGGATATGGGAGTGGCTCTTCGGCAACCCGACGCGCAGCATGAACCCGAGCAAGGCCAACGTGCGAGCCGGGATCGACGAGTGCTGGAAGGGCACCGCTGCGGATCTCGCGGTGCGGGCGGCCGTCTATGTCCATTGCAAGCGCAATGCAACGCGCGCAGAAAAGCTCTTCGCCTCCGGGGTCGGCACCGATGCGACGCCCGCGACAATGAGCTTTGAGGGACAGCTCTGGTATCAGGACGTCATGACCGCGATGGGGTGGTGACATGGCAACCGTCACGCCGAACTACGCCGCCACTGCGACGATCACCTGCTCGGTCGCATCGCTCGCGAGCTCCTCGTCATTCGTCGCCGGGCAGGAATCGACGATCGTCGACAACTCGAGCAACAAATATGTCGACGCGCTCCTTTCCGGAAAGATCCGCGTCGGCACGACGCCGACGGTGAACACACAAATCCTCGTTTATGTGTTCGCGCAGCTCGACGATACGCCGACCTATCCCGACGTCATGGATGGCACCGACAGCGCAGAGACGATCACGACTGCAGGCGTCGGGCAAGGCTTCCTGAAGCTCGCCGCGGTGCTGAACG